GCCATCGATGCCATCATCAAGGACATGACCGACCTGGCCAAGCATCTCCGGGAGAGTGTCAACCAACCGGTGAGCTTTCCGCAGACCACGGGCCAACCCGCGGGACAGGTTTGGGACTGGCGGAAGGAAGTCACGGGCAAGATTCTCAAAGCGTCGTAGAGAATTTCGAGTCCCCGGATCCGAAGATACGGGGTTGATTCGGAACGGTTCACTTTTGGAGGCATACGGCAATGTCAGACGAGCATAGATATCGCAGACCGGCGCACTCACAGTTGAGTGGCCCAGTCGATTCGGCGACAGTGATCGATATCGGAGACCTGCTTTACTGGGACTCCAACGATCTCAAGCCTGCTTCTTCACAGGCTGACCAGGGCACAGAGGCCGCCAACCAACGTCTTTTCGCCAGCAAGTTCGCCGGCGTTTCCGCGGACAAGTCCCGGAGTGGCGACACCAAAGATGCCGCTTTCGCAACGTGCGGCGAGTTCGAATGCGATTGCCCAAGTGGCACCTGGGAGATCGGCGATCTGTTCGCCGCGGACGAAAACGGAACCGGCGACGCGCTGCTGGACCAGACCGTTACAAAGGTTACTGACGTTGCCTTGGCCATAGGCGTCTGCACGAAGCGCGTTACTGCCGCTTCAACAAAAGTCACCGGCCGGTTGTTCTCCCGTGTTGCAGGGGAGCTCTCTCTGAATGCGGGAAACAAGTTCACTTCCCCGGAAATCACGACGGGATTGCAGGACGCCAACGGCAACGAGGCGTTGGACCTGCCAGCGACGGCTTCCGCGGTGAACCAAGTTCTCGCCAGAAATGCGGCCACTGGAACGGCGCCACGCGTCGAAGCTGCTGGCGACGACGCCAACGTGGACCTTGAGTTGAAACCCAAGGGATCCGGCAACGTCACAGTGCTGGACGGCAACGGCAACGAGGTCATCAAGACTGCCGAAGTCGCCAGCGCAGTGAACGAAATCACCGCCGCGAATGCTGCCACTGGAAACGGCGTGAGTCTCAGCGCAACAGGTGGAGACACGAACATTGCCTTTACCATTGCGGGCAAGGGCACCGGTGCCGTCAACCTCGGCCAGGCCACCAGCGTTGGAGTTGATCTTGTCGCCACTCAGCCTATCCGTGATGCAAACGCGAACGAATTGGTTGAGTTCACCGCAACCGGATCGGCTATCAACAACATCAAGACCGTTAACGCGGCAGCCGGCGGCACCCCAACCCTGGAAGCGTCCGGTGGCGATACGAATATCGGCCTTGCCGTGAAGGGCAAAGGAACGGGTTCCGTCGATCTTGGCCAATCAACCAGCACAGGCGTTAAGCTCGTCGCGGACCAGCCCTTGCTTGATTCTGCCGGCCTCGAATTGCTGAAGTTCACCACGGCTGCCACGGCGGTCAATGAAGTTACCGTGGCCAACGCGGCAACTGGAAATCCGCCAGCCATTTCAGCAACGGGCGGGGATACCAATATCGGCCTGAACGTGGTCGGCAAGGGGACCGGCGCAGTTCAAGTTGGCCAAGCCACTGGCTCGGTCGAGATCGCTACGGCCATCAGCGACTTGGTTGGTTTCTATGGCGTGACAGCCGTCGATCAACCCGTCACAGTGACAGATCCCGCTGGCGGTGGAACCATTGACGCCGAGGCACGAACGGCAATCAACGCCATCATTGACCGGCTGCAAGAGCTTGGTCTGATCGCCTAAGTTTGAGGTTAGGATAAACGCCTCTCTCTTGGCCTTGGAAGGAACCAAGGGAGAGGCGGGGTTAAAACAGAAGTTCAATCCTTTTCGAGGAGGCTTTCGATGATAAATTATCCGGCACTTTTAAGACTTCAGGAAGCCGATGCCAAAGGGCAGGTCGGAACCGTGGAAGTGGTTGAGGGCATGACCCTCCGTGGCGCCCAAGCCGAGTTGCACCTGATGCACCGGGACAAAGCCCTGGCACGTGGCGAATTCTCTCTGCAAGAGTCCGCCCGTTGCCTGCTCGGTGAAAACGTGTACAACGCAATGGTCGGCAACTCGGGTTGGGTGGAACTTCTGGAAGCTGTCAGCCCGGTCCAAAGCTCGGCGTTCATCAACATCGCCGACACGTTCATTCGTGGCGCAGTCCTCGAACGGTACCGCCAGCAACCGTTCTTCGCCTCGGCCATGTTCCCGGTCCAACCCACTCGGCAACGTGAGGGAACGATCAAGGGGCTTGGATCGCTTCCCGCCGCGTCTTCAGACGTTGTGCAGGAAGGCGAAAACTACCCGCACCGTGGGTTCAGTTCCCGGCGCACCAAGCGCCCGCTCGTCGAAAAGCGCGGCGAGATGGTGGCCATCACACGGGAAGCGGTGATCTTCGATGAGACCGGCCAGATTCTTCAAGTGGCTGGAGAGATCGGCGAACTGCGGGGCCTGGAGAAAGAGGAACGCTGTCTCAAAGTTCTCTTGGGTGTCACGAATCCCTATCAGGAGTCGAACAACGACGCCGCTGCCCTGGTCGCGTACGACACATACCATACGACCTGGGACAACAACGTCACCAGCAACGAATTGGTGGACTGGACGGACATCGAAACGTCACTGCTCAGGTTCGTTACGCGCCTGCACCCGATCACCGGGAAGCCTATCCTGGTTCAAGGCCGGGACATTGTTGTGATGCCCGCCAAACTCTTCACGGCAAGGCGTATCATCAACGCTACTGAAGTCCGTGAAGTGACCGCGACGAACACGACGACCCTGGCCTCCAACCCCGTGACGGGGACCATCAGCCAGCCGGTCACGAGTGCTCTGGCGCGGACGATTGCCGCGAGCCTGACTGGGATCACAAACCTGGACACGATTTGGATTCACGGTGATATCGGCAGAGCCTTCGCCTACGACGAAGTGTGGGGCCTGGCCGTTGACCGTGAGATGGCCGACAGCCACCTGATGTTCGAGCAGGACATCATCAGCCGGTGGAAGGCCAGCGAGTACGGCGTGGCTTACGTCCGGGATCCCCGATTCGTCAACAGGAACTATTCCAGTTAACGCTTTTCTCCTGTCGCAACGAGCGGTTCCGCAAGGGGCGGGCAGTCACCTGCCTGCCCCTTTTTTTAGGTGAAAAATGGCTAAGACGGATGCAGATGTTCTTGACGATTTGAAGACTACTCGGGATAACATCCTTGAACGCATCAAGGAAGTTACCGCCGAAAAAAAGCCGTCCTATGCCCTTGAAGGTAGAAGTTACTCTTGGACCGAATATCTTCGGATGCTCCGGGAACAGCTTCAGGAAACCTTGAAGCTCATCAACCTGTTTGAAGGTCCTTCAGACGAAATCGTAGTAGGAACCACATGGCCCTTACGGTAGCTGTCGCTTCTGATAATGACATCTGGGACGATACGATCACGGTTACGGTGAATCGGATCGGTGCCCGCGCACGCACTGAAGGCGGCGTAATGAGCGAAAGCGGTAATGTCACTGGAAGTGCAACCGGCGTGGTCAAGAGGCCGGTCAATAACAAGGAAATCATCGCCAGCAACGGGAGCATCAAAGTGGGGGACGTCGCCTTTCTGATACCAACGGACAACATAAAGACGAGTCTGAACGTGGCTATCACTCTCAGGCCGAATGACAGAATCACGGATGATGATGGCGTGGTGTGGACCATTCTTTCCGTAGCGGACGCACACGGGGCGACCCGGGTCTTTTGCAGGAGATCGTAATGGGAATCCTGATTGAAAGAGCAGAGGAACTTCCGGCCCAACTGGACGCCGCCGAATCCCAGTTCAATGCCTATCTCGAACGGATCGCCGTCCAGTTCCCGCAACAGGCCGTTGACGTTTTCAAGCTGAAGGCCGCCGAAGTATTTGCCCGCATCAAGAACCGAACCCCTGTTGACACGGGGAGAGCCCGGGCCGGCTGGCAAATGTCCGCATCCGTTGAAACACCGACATTCACGGAGATCTCAATCTCGAACCAGGTGAATTACGTCGTCTGGCTTGAAGTGGGGTCTTCACGCCAGGCACCGCAAGGGATGCTACGCGTCACCTTGAACGAAATGAGTTACGAGATGCACCAGGAACTTGCCGCATTAGCAGGAGCTTAACGTCTTGTGTCCGCTTATGACCAAAACACAGAGCGATGGGTCAAACAGAGCGTGGAAAAGGCGCTTGTCTCTGCCGCCTCAATGGCCGGAGTCGCCGTCCAATTTGACGGGATGCAGCACGCCGACACTGAATCCCTCGAAGAGTGGGTCCGCTTCTTCTGTCTTACCCTTGGACGCCGCGAAGGAAGAGATACCGACGTCACCATGGTCCCAATTTTTCAAGCGTCGTGTTTCGCTAAGTTTGCGGAACGAAGGGTGGATGGCCAGACAGATGCGCCGTGGATACTCGCCGGGAAAGTCCAGAAAGCCATCGGTCAAACTTCCATCGCCGTCAAAACCTACGGAGATGCCAGCCCGGACACGATTGGCCATCTTACTCTCCATGCCGGAAACCCACGATACATCGGGCAAGTGCCCGACGCCGAAAGCGTCCACATGGTCGAAGTGACTTTTACAGGATCGTTCAACAAGTAGAAAAGGAGGCTCATCATGCCCGTATCGAACACGTATCCGACCAGAAACCTTCAGGGCGGAACGCTGGTCATTCAGGATGGCACGCCCACGACGCCGCTCACGTTGACCGTGATCGGCGAAGAGGGGAACCTTGAGTGGACCGCCAAACCCAGGCCCGGTGTCCCTGTCACTGATAGGGACCTCATCGAAACCGCTTTCGACGCGCCAGCCGTCGAAACGCCCATGACGTTTTCCTTCACGATCAAATATCGCTACTGCCTCGCCGAGACGCCGGAACCTCTCTCTCCCTACGAAGCTCTTTTGAAGAAGGGCGGTGCCGCAGCGTGGGTCTCAACAACGAGCGCCGGAACGTTCCGCGTGAACCTGCAATTCACCATTGCGAACCCGATAGCCGCTAGCAAGAGCGAGTTGATCGTTCTCCCCGACGCTGGCAACTTCGAGGTCAAGTTCGCCGAGGGGAAGGAATTCAACACCTTGCAGGTATCCGGCGACTGCCTCGCCATCGAGCCGACAATCACGCGGCCTACGTAAAGCTACGCACGGGTCCAACGGTTAAGACTGTTGGACCCGTTTACACCTCTTCACACGCCACGCAATCCCACTCACGGAGGCTGAAACATGAAGTTGAACGGCCAACAGGTCAACGTAAGAGCGCGCAAACTCATCCGCATTCCAAGGCCCGACGGCGAACCCGTTGGGCTTTGGATTGCTGCCTTGCCCCTCGGATTCGAGGAGAAAGTAGAACAGCTTTTTCCTTCGCCGGTCGCACCTGAACGGTTGATCTGGAAGAGCAAGGGTATCCCTGAACGGGACGGCGACGGCAGGCCAATGACCAAACCGGACACGAACGATCCCGATTACAAGAAGGCTTCTGCCAGGTCCACACAGTTGCAGGGCACTTTCTACGTGTACCAATCGCTGGTCCAGGCCGAACAGAACAACGGGCTTGCCTTTGACTCTGTTCTTGGGGAAGACACGCCGGCAGGTTGGACCAAGTTCATGGACGAAATCCGGCAAGAATTCAAGGACGCTGGCCTATCGAGCGGCGATCTGTCCTTGCTGATGACTGCCGTCCTTGACGTGAACAATCTGTCGGGCGAAAAAATCAAGGAGGCTATGAACGATTTTTTGTCCCTGGGGTGATACCGATCCCTTGGGTGCCGCCAGATATCACCGGCGGCAGGACCTATCGGTATACCATCCTGAGAGCGTGCGAACGGTTGGACCCGTATAGACTCTACGGCAGACCATTCAATGAGTTGAACTACTCGGAGCAGTTGGAATTCCTGGGGTTCAGCTTCTTGCGTGATATCGAGGATTCAAGGACGTAACGAATGCCCGGAACATTCACAGACGGAATTTCAGCGACCCTACGGCTCAATACCGCGCCGTTCAAGGCGGGGATAAACGAGGCCAAGGCCGCTGTCCGTCAGTACGGGCAAACAGTCAAGGACATCAATAAGGGCGTGTCCGCCGGATTCAAGGAAACGGACTGGAACTTGCGGGCACTCAAGACGCCGTTGCGCGACGTTGGCGTTGAAGCTAAGAAGACCGGCGAACACGTCCAGGGGATGGGCCACATGATGCGCAGAGCCGTTGAGGTCGTCGTGGCTTATAAACTCTATGGATGGTTCCGGCAGGCGATGGGAGCAGGCATAGCCTTCGGCGAGGCCATGGGACAGGTGGCTACCGTGGTCGATACCAACCGGGTTTCCATCCCCAAACTCCGAGAAGAGATCAAGCTGCTCTCGATTGAAATGGGGACGAACTTGATCGAGAACGCAAGAGCCATGCAATTCGCTTTGTCTTCAGGCATCAAGCCCGAGGGCATCGTTGAGTTTATGACCGTGGTGAATAAAGCGGCCAAGGCCGGCGGGTCTTCGGTCGAAGCCGCTCAAGTGGCTATCACAGGCGCGTTGAACGCTTACAAGCTGTCCACGAAAGATGCAACTCGTGTCGCTGACGTATTCTTCAAAACGGTGGATCGCGGGATTATCACCTTCTCGCAGTTGGCCGGGGAAGTGGGCGTGCTAACGCCACTGGGGTCCCAACTGGGCGTGTCCCTGGAGGAATTGTCAGCCATGCTGGCGGCGTTGACCCTCTCCGGGTTGTCGGCATCGGAATCGGCGACGCAAATGCGGGCGGCCATGATTTCGTTGATTGAACCTTCAGACGAAGCCAAGAAGCTGCTGCAGGAACACGGTATTGTCATCAACGCCGCGGCCATCGCACAAAATGGATTTGCCAAGACGTTGGCCGATCTTGAAGCAAGGTTCAAGGGGAATACCGCGGCTTTGAAGACCATCTTCCCGAACATCCGGGCGTTCCAGGGGATTCTGGCTGTCACAGGAAACCAGGCCGAACAGTTCCGGGACATCCTGAAACAGATGGAGAACGGCGCCGGGGCTTTGGGACGTGCCTACGAAAAGGCCATGAAGGAACCATCAGGTCAAATCATCGTGCTGCAAGAAACCATATCCACGGGGTTTACGACTGTCGGGGACACGATTGTTGAAACGCTTGCCAGGATCGCGACGTCTTCAAATAACGTCCAAGAATCCGCACTGCAACTATCAATCTTTTTCCTTGATTTCCGCATGGGCCTTACTTACTTGAGCGAGTGGGTAGGAATCTTCCTGGACGGGCTCAAATCAATATGGGTTGAGATCAAGACCTTGGCCAAGGGGACGAAGCAGGTCTTCACTGGCGACTGGGCGGGTATCGCCGAAACCCTGAATAAGGGAGAGAAGGAAATGGCCCAGATCGGAGATAATACACTTGCTCGTCAGGTCAAGTGGGCCAACGCCCTGGAACGCATCGCCAAAGAAGGGGCCAATCTGGAAAAGCGGTTGGAGGACCTGAAGGCGGGCGTTGTAGTCGAAAGTGAGAAGACCAAACAGGACGCCATCAAGAAGACCGCCGAAGTCACGGAATACACCGTTACCCAAAGCCTTGAAGACGTTGAAAAGCTCTATAAGTCAGTGACGGCGAACGTGGAACGCCTCAGTGACGTGCTTGCACGCGCCGAAGAGAAACGCAAGGCGAACGTCGAACGGGTCTCGGAGTTCATCACTGACCGCGAGAACAAGCTGAAGGACACCCAAGTAAAGGGATGGGGCCAAGCCGAAGAAACGGTTCAATCCTACGTTGAGGCCATGAAGAAAAACGCCACGACGCAGGCGGACATCAATCGGCTTGTCAAGAGCTTTGGGGACACCCAACAGATTGAACTCGCCGAGGCCAAGGAGGCCGTTGAAGCCCTTTCGGATTCGTTCCTGAAACTCGGAGAGGATATCAAGTTCACGAAGGCCGAGGCCAACTTGTCGGCCCGAGAACTTGCGGCTAAGACGGCGTGGGAAGTCAAGAGCATCAAGGCCCGGGAAGACCTCTCGAACAAACAGAAGAAGGCGTTGATTGCCGAGAAAGAGCAGATGGCCGGGTTCTCCCGCGACCGTTTGAAGCTCAACGCCCTCGAAAAGGTCGGCGAGAAGAAGCGTGAACAGGACAAGGGCATGAAGGAACAGGCCGACGCCGCGAACCGCGTTCTTGTGATAACCACGGCTCTAGAGGCTGGCCAGAAAAAGATCGCCGCCGCCGCCGCTGAGGCTACCGAAGCCCTGTCCAAGAAACTGGACTTCACAGGGATGGAAGCCGACGATATCAGCCGCATCGTCACGGGTCGCAATAACGAAGTGGTCGCACTACAAGAGGCGCTGTCACTCGAAAAGGAACTCCTGGAAACCTTGAACCAACGCAAGTTGGCCTTGCAGACGACTAAGATGGTGGAAGAGGCAAACCCGGAACCGACGACCATCACGCCCGCCGAAGTGAAGAAGTTTCAAAAGCGAATGCAGTGGCCGGGCGGCGGGGACATGCCTACTGTTGCGGCTGAGAAGGAACGGAACCGCCTATTGAGTCTGCCCCAAGGCAATCGCATGGGACAACCAGCCCCGCAAGCAGGCCGGAACCGTTTGGCGGACCGCGGCCAGGACCTCAATCGGAAAGAGGGAGATGAAATCCAGGACAACAGCGTTACAATCAACGGTCCTGTGAACTTGTCAATGACTTCGACAGGCGACGCCGAAACGGACGTGCGTGAACTGGCGAAGCAGTTCGAGTTGATGGCAAAACGTGGCCAGAGCCGTTTGGCTACAAAACAGTAACCCCTTGAGGAGGAACGATACGATGTTTCCCAAAGCAGGATTCGGCCAGATTGCAAGATCGGTTGTTGATCGGTTCCGGCCCGCCAAGAAGAGCACGCTCGGCATTGGCGGTTACTTTACCGTCGAATGCCTTGGCGCAGACGGCAAGACGAAATGGAAAGCCAAGGCCAAAAACGGCATCACGAACGCCGGCTTGAACCATGTCTTGGGCGTGGAATTCCACGCCGACGCCGCTACTATTGCTTGGTTTCTCGGCCTGATTGACCTGGCGTCATTCACGGCCCTTGCCGCCGGCGACACGATGGGAAGCCACGCAGGGTGGATCGAAATCACGACGGAATACTCAGAAGCCACCCGCCCCGAGTGGACTGAAGGCGCGGCTTCTTCCCAGTCCATCACGAACGCTGCCACGGTCAACTTTTCCATCACCGGGACCAAGACGGTCAAGGGCATCTTCCTTACGTCTGACTCTGTGAAAGGCGGCATTACAGGCACGCTTTGGGCCACCGCCCTTTTCGCCGGTGGAGATCAAGCCGTCGTTTCCGGCGATACGCTCAAGGTGACCTACACCGTCAACGCCACTTCGGTCTAACCGTAACGATCCCTGCCGTCCCATCCAAGCCGCCGGGCTTACTCACGAAGTCCCGCCAAACGCCATCGCCCGGCGGCTTGGTCTTTACTCTTTAAGGAGTTTCCGCCATGCCTACGACCCCGACAAAAACGACGAACGCCTTGTTCACCATGCAACAAGTCGCGTCAAACACAGTGCTGAAGTCCAGCGCCATTGACGTTTCGACCAAGTGGGCCGCGGATATCTGTTTGAAAATCGGGAAGGACAATACGAGCGCCTTCTCAAACGCGTGGGACGTGGTTGCGCAGATTTCCCCTGAAGCGAGCGGCGACGATAAGTGGATCGATATCCCAATCGGGAGAATCCCAACAACGGCTTCAGAAGGGGAATCGGTGACAGGGACAGAGGCGGCAGGTGCCACCGTCATTGAAGTCGCCAGCACGCTCAACCTGGAAGTTGGGGATAAAGTCCTGCTGAAAAATTCGACGGCTGGAAACTCGGAATTCGGGACCATCGTTTCCGTCGTTACGAACACGTCGATCACGCTGTTGGACGGCATCACCAACGCACAGACCGGAAGCACGATCTACGATAACGCCGTTGAGATTTACGCCCATTTGAACCTGGAAGGCGTCAAGAGGTTGCGAGTGGCATTGCTTTCTGGAACGTCCGGTCAAAGCTACATGGTTGTTGGCGACGCGGTCACCTTCGACTCATTCTAACGGCCCATGGCTTCAGTACTCTTGCAACCGCAAGGGGCTTTGATGGTTCAAAGCCCCTTAGCGAAGGACCTAATCGGCTACTTTCCGCTTCTGCCGCTTGAAGGCGATAGAGGCGTCGCAAGAGACGTTTCGCAATATGGGAACACATTGCGGCTCTGGTGGGCCAATGAGGTGTACCGGTGGCGATATTGCGAAGGCAGAGTCCCTGGACTTCTTGGAATTCGTTCTCCTGGTCAATATGACGGACAGGCAAGTATTAACGAATCATGGGACAAGTCCTTTACGTCCTACGCCTCGGTCTACAACATTACGCAAAGCATCACGATAAGCCTGGATGTCTTTTTCGATGATTTTCAACAATACAACGCCATTATTGCCAGATGGGATGAGACCATCACACGCATTTTTGGGCTTCACGTTGGTGGAACAAATGGAGTTATTTGGTGGGACACTTCACCGACAGGTTCTTATGTTGCTGGAAACCGCGCCGCTCTTGCCATAGGGTTAAGTAAACGTAAATGGTACAACCTTACTGTCGTTCACGATTACGGTGCCGGCAAAAACCGAATTTATGTGAGTGGACGAAAAGAAGCAGAAATAACGTGTGCCAGTAACGGATTGTATACGAGTACGAACGCGGCGCTTACCCCACACGTCGGACGATCAATCTTTGCTGCAAGTAATCAACTACTAAACGGAA